CTCGCCAACAAGGATCATTTTGCTACATGGATGAAGGACAGGATTGAACAGTTCGACTTTGTTGAAAATCAAGACTTTGTGACTTATTCGGGAAATACCGAAAAAGGCCGACCATCCAAGGAATATGCACTTTCCCTCGATATGGCAAAAGAACTCTCTATGGTCGAACGCACAGCAAAAGGTAAGCAGGCTCGCCAGTATTTCATTGAATGCGAACGCCGAGCAAAGGCCCCTCAACCAGACCCTCCACAAATCAGCATTCCCTCCACCCGCTACATTGAATTTCTGGAGCTCGAAAATAGAGACCTCCGAATAAAGAGAGCAGACCGAGCCATTCTGGACAGGGCGGCGAAGGAAGCCCGCACCGATTCAGACAACGTCCTCCTTACCCGCTTTATGGCGCTCTATGGCGGCAAAACAAATGTAAAGCAGTTCTGCAAACAGAAAGCAATTCCCTTGTCGCTTGAAACGGTTACGGCCGCGATCTACCGCAACAGAAAATTATCCGCGCTATCCTTCACCGTTATTGCGACGGCGCTGGATTTCAGCAAAAAGGAGATTTCAGCAATACTGTCAGCCAGAGGCGAATCTGAAATGTTATTGAATGTTTTGAACTAAAAGGGAGTTCTTGTGAAAATCACCAATCAAGTAGATGCCGTCGAAATGTGTTTCATAGAAGTACAGGGGCAGCTCAAAGAGAACGGCAGCGAGCAACCGCTTTTTAAAGATGCAGTGAGATCACTCAGTGAAGCAGTCAGTATGCTGGAGGAGTTAATTGATGGGAGAAATTAAACGGGAAACAATGGCGCTGGAGACAGCAGTCGAACTGTACGACGTCAAACTGTCAACATTGCGGCTGATGTGTTTAAGAAAGACAGTTAAAGCAACGAAAGTCGGTAAGTACTGGTATGTGACTCCGGCGGCGATGGACAAGGTATTCAAGGGGCTTGTTGTCCCGGAGCCAAAAGCTAAACGTCAGGCAAAATAATCAATCTAATTGATTGAAAGGAAGGTGGTGATTATGGCAAGAATGATGGAGAACCCCAGGTACAACGTTGTGTCGGCTCGTTTGACCGACGAAGAAAAAAAGCAGTTTGTAAAGGTGTGCGACGGCGTTCCGCAAAGCGAGTTCGTCCGGCAGATCATTCTGGAGAAGATTCAAACGATCAAGTAGATTGATTGATTACAGATCAGGAGGTAACAACCATGAGCAAGTACGACCGGTCGACGCACCGAAACGATAAAGCGGAAAAGAACAGAATCACGGATAACCGGCATACAGAAGACGATGAGCAGGCGGCATATTTGGGCCGGTGGCACAGCGAGAACCCGGCTGGTGATATTGCTGGTTACTGCTTTGTCCTCTGCATCGCCATGATTGCCCTTTGCGCTGCCCTGGCGTGGATCAAGCACAGCAAGCCGCAACCGCTCACCCTGTCCGTCGGTTGTCGGGAATGCCACTTCGACCCCTCGCCGGTAATCAGGAATCTTGCCGAATACAAGATCAAAATGCGCCGGCCACACAAGATCAAGCAGGTTGACCTGGCTGAGTTGGTGCGGCCGTAATGGATATCATTCTCAGGCATTGCGGCTCGGTCGGCTGGTTGGGGATCGTGGAGGAAAACGGAGTGGAAACGTATCGAACGGGAAAGCACCATCCCTGCAAATTTGCAGCATTGGCAGCAGTTGATTACTGGATTGAACAAGAGAAATAGAAAAGCCCGCTATGAACGGGCTGATCGTGAATGAACGAGTTGGTCTGAAACCAATTAAAAGGAGAATAAAACCAAATGGCTGAAAAATCAAGTAAGATCACATCGGAATGGCTCAAGGGCCACAAATCATGCAGCGTAGGACTTAGCTGGTTCATGAAACACTTCCCTTCCGGCGGAGATATTGACTCAGCTCTGGTGATGGTTGCCACGGACGAAGATGCGGACGGTTCGTGGGTGTCTTGGCTTATGACCCGGTCAAAATATAGTGGTGTGTCTTGGCTGGAGGGATTGGAGGTAACCGGTTCCCTCGACCTGAGAGGCAGCAAAGTCAAAGTATCCGCTGTCCCGAAACATCTCAAAAGCAAGGTTATCTCGTGAATATCAGAGCCTCAATGTTGCCAGGATATTCGGATTGCACGAGACGGGCGGTTGCTAAGCAGTTCAAAAGGAAGTTCCAGCAGCTCGGTTACGAGTTCAAGGAACTTCCGCCGTCGGTCGGATCGTCGGTGGGTACCGCCGTCCATGCGTCCACTGCTGCCCTGAATATCTCTATATGGCGCAAGGAAAAACCGAACGTCGATGCTGCTGTTGAAATGGCCTTGGTTGCTATGGTCAAGGAATTGTCCGCTGGCTGTATATGGGACGATACAACTCCGAATATGAATACGGCTCAGCTGCAGGTGCAGCGCATGACGGAGTGCTACACGCCCCGGATGCCTTTTACGATCAACGGCGCGCCTGCTGTGGAGATCGGCGGGGAACAAGGCTTAACGGCTGATTGTGGCGATGGATGGATATTGACCGGCCACCCCGACCTGATCGATTGCGAGCGGTTTCTGGAAGATACGAAGACCGGCTCGGTCGTCCGCCCGTATCAAGGGCAGCTCGGGGGGTATTCGTTGCTCGTTCGCAGTAACCAGATATGCGAACTGGCTGGACTCGGGATGCGGTACATCCCCCGGCTGGGGAAAACCAAGTTTCAGACGCCACCGATATTTACCGGCTACTCAGTTGCACCTTGCGAACGGAACGCCATGGGGACGATCAACAGGATCAAGGCAGATATGAAGCTGTTTGATGGGAGCATTTCCGATCAGCAGCCGTTAGGGGATTTGGATTTGGCGTTCCCGTGTAATCAGTCTTCAATGATGTGTAGTCCGAAGTATTGTCCTGCCATGGGTACGGCGTTCTGTGAGCTGGCGGGAAGTGTTAAATGAGGGGTGTTTTAACGGTTCAAGGATCAGGAGTTTATCCCCTGCATCCGTTGGTTATGGTGGGAGGGAGGATTTATGGATTTATCGAAAGTGTTGGAAAAAGAACTTCTGGAAGGTCGCTTCTGGACGCACAGCAAAACGCTGGTGGAAGGTTGCACGAAGGTAAGTCCCGGCTGTTTGAACTGTTGGAGTGAAGCAATGCAGATGCGTTTCAACGGCGGGAAACCATTTGACGGCACAATCGTTGAACACCCTGAACGGTGCCTTGAAATACTGCCAAAGTCTCGTAACCGTGCGCCTCGCGTGTGGACATTTTGGAATGATATTTTTCATGAGGGCGTGAGTGAAGCCTTGCATTGCAGGCTTTTCAACTTGGTGGATTGCTCGACTGATTTCCACATCGTATGCACGAAGCGGCCAGAAAGAGCGGTTGAGTTTTTCCGTATGTATCCCGGACAAACTTCGGCAGCTAATCTGATTATCATGGTGACGATGGAAGATCAGATCAGAGTTAATGAGCGAAGCCCCTCTGCATTCAAGCTGACACAGCAGGGCTTAAAGGTCGGAATGTTGGTAGAGCCTATGCTGTCGCTGGTTGATATTTCCCTGTTGGGCTGGAAACCGGAGTGGATTATATGCGGCCCTGAAAATGGCAAGGGCAAGCGGGAATGGAATCCAGACAGGGCGATGTATCTGCAAAAATCGGCAGAAAGAAAAGGTATACCGTTTTTCTACAAGGCGGGCTTGCTCAACGGAAAGCGGTACATCGAAACACCATAACGGCTTGAATTCAGCGGCTTGCCCGCTGGAATGTTTGGTTATCTGGAGGGCGTATGCCATACACAACTAGGCCACCTGCTACGGCCAAAACAGCACGAAAAGCATGGGACTATTTCATCGCAAAATACCCGCCGCCGTACCATGTGCCGGATGAGATGTTTTATACCCCGGTATACGATTACGAGTTTCGGGGGTGGGTGATGGAATGGCAGTACGATGAGTCACGCAGAAACAGTTTCGGATCGGAAAACGAAAGTCATTTTGTTGCGTCGGAACTGTTGAAGTCCAGATAACGTTTTAAGCACAGCAGACGGGCCTTTTCGGCCTGCTGCTGCGGTTTGTTATAATGCGGGGAGATGAATTTGCAAATTGAGACGATTGGAAAAGCAACTCTTTATCTCTGTGACTGTTCGGAGATATTGGCGCAAATCAAGGCTGATGCCGTGATAAGTGACCCGCCCTACGGTATTGCATATTCACCTGGCGGCGGTGGCCGGGGGGCTTTCGGTGACAGTGCTCACAAGAAATTCACTGGCAAGGACGTTGTGAAAGGTGATGACCGGCCTTTTGACCCTGCCCCGCTCCTTTCTCTGGCACCGGCTGTAATCCTCTGGGGAGCGAACCACTACGCGGACAAATTGCCGCCGTCTCCTCGTTGGCTGGTCTGGGATAAGCACCTGCAAGAAACCGGGCTGACTTTTGCCGAGGCGGAAATGGCGTGGTCAAACTGCAAGGGCACCGTGCGGGTTTTCCGGCACATGTGGAACGGGGTGGCAAAGCAGAGTGAATGCGGTGAATCACGGGAGCACCCGACACAGAAGCCGATTGCGTTGATGAAATGGTGCATCCGGCAAGCTGGAACCCCTGCAATAATTTTTGATCCGTATATGGGTAGCGGAACGACCGGAGTCGCGGCGGTTGATCTTGGTTTGGAGTTCATCGGCTGTGAAATTGAACAGCGGCATTTTGATACATCGTGCCGGAGAATAGAGCAAATACAGAGGCAGCTACAACTAGCATTATAACGATCAAGCGTCAGCAGCCGGGCCTTTTCGGCCTGCTGCACAGCGCTTGTTATATTCTGGAGGTCATTTTGAAGATACTTGTGGCATGTGAATACTCGGGGGTTGTCCGTAGGGCTTTTGAAGCTGAGGGGCATGATGTTATTTCGTGCGACCTGCTGCCCGCCGAGGATGATTCACCGTACCATTATCCGGGGCCGGTGGAAGATATGCTGAAAGAGGGCGGGAAGTGGGACTTGATGATTGCACACCCGCCCTGCACGTACCTCTGTTCCTCTGGCCTGCACTGGAATGGTCGCGTACCTGGTCGAGCAGAAAAGACGGAAGAGGCGTTGAAGTTTGTGCAAATGCTGATGGACGCGGACATTCCGAAAATTGCCATTGAAAATCCGATGGGGCGAATAGGTACGGCAATCCGCAAAGCAGATCAGGTTCTTCAGCCTTGGCATTACGGCCACTGTGAGAGCAAAGCAACGTGCCTCTGGCTGAAAGGGTTGCCACTGCTGAAGCCGTCAAAAATAGTACCTCCGGCATTTTACGGCTGCAAGTGCGGTCATAAATTCGATATTGCCCTGGGCGTGTACGGTTGCCCAAACTGCGAGGGTGATTATGGGGCAGCAAAGCCGCGCTATGAGAATCAGACGGCATCCGGGCAGAACAAGCTGGCACCGAGCAAAGATCGCTGGAAAGACAGAAGTCGAACATACGAGGGAATCGCTGCTGCAATGGCGCAACAGTGGGGAAGAATATAACATCAATTAGACAGTGGTATTGACTATCTATTTTTCAGGGGTAATCTTTTAAGAGATTGAATAATAACTCTTTTAGGAGGTTGCCCCATGAAAAAAGCAGAAGCAATCGCGGCCATGACTGATGCCGTAAAAACCACCATGATTTATCTTCATCTGCTGCCAAAGATGGACGAAGTGGCATCACCGTTAGATTCAAGACCTGAATTACAAGCAGCATAAACGAAAAAGGAGAGCACAGCATGAGCAACGAAGTAGCAACGACAACGCAGGAAACAACGACCACCGCCGTAGCCAAGATCGATAACGGCAAACAGGCCCTCTACAACCCCGCAGCATTCGACCAGATCTGGCGAGCTGCACAGATGTTTTCCCGCTCTGACCTCGTGCCAACAGCGTACAAGGGCAAAACGGAGAACTGCTTTATCGCAATCGAAATGGCAGACCGCATGGGAATCAGTCCGTTCGCCATGTTGCAGAGCTTGGTGATCATTCAGGGCAAGCCCTCGATGGAAGCTAAGTTGATTATCGCTCTGGTGAACGACTCTGGTATTTTTGCTGACCCGCTGGAATATGAGATCGTCGGCAGTGACCCGTATCCTCCCGCCGGGACTAAGCCGGAACTGCATGATTACAAGGTGCGTGCTTTCGCCACGATGAAGAAATCCGGGAAACTCTGTCAGGGTCCGTGGATTACCTACAAGATGGTCGTAGGTGAAGGCTGGTTATCCAAGGGCGGGTCAAAGTGGCAGACAATGCCGTCAATCATGTTCATGTACCGGGCCGCGTCGTTCTTCGCCAAGGTTTACTGCCCGAATATCACCATGGGGATGCAGACCCGCGAAGAGATGGAAGATTTGAAACCGATTGACATCACCCCGGCGAAACAGATCGCCCCTGCCCTGGTAGAGGCATTGCAGATTGCGAAGGATACGGCGCCGCCTCTGGCTCCGGTAACAACTGTGGGGAACGCACCGCCCACGCTTGCCGCCGTTACCGAAGTGATCGACGTTGAAGGTGAGATCGTGGACACCACGACCGGCGAAGTTGTAAAAGAGAGACGCCCACGCCGCACCAAGGCCGAGATGGCAACTGATGCATTGGCGCTGGCGCTGGCACAGGCAGGGGCAGAACCCGTGATAGATCACGCCACACCGGCCCCGTCTGATGACGATGGTTTCCCCGACCCTCCCGGCACGAATAAGACCGCCGAAGTCATGAGGGATAATATGCCACCGTCGCCACAAGAACCACCACCTCACCCAGGCGACGAACAGCAGCCTTCCGAACCGGCCGCTGAAGCCGAAGGATCGGAAGATCTGTTCTAACACTCGTGGCTATATTTGCGCCTTACTAATCAATCAAGTTGATTGAAGAAAATAATGGAGGAAACAATGGCAAAGCACAGCATTTACAAAAACCTTTCCAAAGAAACGCTGCTTTCGGGCTCTTCTGAGGTGGCAGCATGAACGTCACAATAAACAATTACCGAGGTCTGTCTAGCGCCACCTTAGACCTCTCCCGCATCTGCCTGTTGGCAGGCCCAAACGAAGCCGGGAAAACATCCGCAGCGCAGGCACTCGCCGCGGCCTTGACTGGCGACCCGATCCCGATCGTAGGTGTCAAGAAAACTCAGGCCGGTATGCTGATCCGGAGTGGGACGGCCAATGGCAGCGTCGAGCTTACCGGCGAGACTGGAACCACTAATATTCAATGGCCCGGGGCGAAGGTCAAAACGGAAGGACGCGCCCCGTTTGCGTCACATTTCGCTGCTGGCCTGCAGAGTATCGCAACGATGGACGAAAAAGACCGCCCGAAGGTTCTGGCTGAATATTTGAAGTCCGCACCGACTCGCGCTGATCTGGATGTTCAACTTGCCAGCATGAAGCTACCGGTTACCACCCTCGACCAGCTATGGGAACTCATAGAAAAGCAGGGGTGGGATAACGCCCACTCGCAGATCAAGGAAAAAGGCGCTCGGCTCAAAGGGCAATGGCAGGAAGTAACCGGCGAGCAGTACGGCAGCAAGAAAGCCGAATCGTGGCTACCTGATTCATGGGAACAGGATCTGATGGGGCAGTCTGAAACGACACTCAAGGCTCACTGCACCGATGCCCGTGACGCGCTGGAGGCAACGATTGCCACTGACGCCGTGGACGAAAGCAAGTTGGATGGGCTGAGAATGCTGGCGGCACTGATCGAAGAACGCACGGCGGCGCTCGCTCAGGTGTCCGCTCAGGTTCTTGACCCGGCGCTGGCGCACCAGCTGGTAGAGGGGCAGGGCTTTGTCGATTCGATGGCGGTGATCCGCGACGGCATGAACGCCGCGCTGAAGGAGTTGCCGCGTCCTGATAATACGTTCCATCTGCCCTGCCCTGCCTGCGGTGTGGCCCTGGAATTGGAGCAGGGAAAGAAACTCTGCATTGCTACGGTGATGAGCGACGAAGAAAAAGCGACACGATCGGCGGCGATTGAGGCGCTCCAGAAGAAAATCACAGTGGCCAACGATGGCCTCACTAAGCACATGACCGCCCTTGCAGGGATTAAAACGAAGATACAGAACTTCGATACCGATAAGGCCCGCAACGTAACCGAGGCTACACGTCTGGTTGCTGAGTCAAAGCGGGCGGCAAACGAGCTTGCTGTGGTGAAGCCACCGGTAAAAGGTACGGATATAACCTTTGTGGAGCAGTGCCGCACTACGCTGGCTCGTGCCGACGAGCGGTTGCAGGCTTTCGTCAAGAAGACCAATAGCGACCGGATCCATGTTGCCATTGGACTTAACCAGGAACTGATCGGCAAGATTGCGCCGGAGGGTATCCGGGGTGACGTGCTGGCCAAGGCGCTCAAGGGATTCAATGAGAAGGCTGTACCGCTATCCAAAGCGGCGAGCTGGAGACCGGTAACTTTGGAATCAGATTTTGGCCCCTGTTATGGGGGGACGATTTATCTTTTATTGAGTGAGTCGGCCAAGTTTCGCGTTCGTACGATCCTGCAGCTGACGATGGCACTGATGGACCGGAGCGAGGCGGTGATTGTCGATGCTGCTGATATTCTGGACAAGGGCGGCCGGAACGGGCTGTTTAAGGCTCTGCGGCTGGCGGCGCTCCCGGCGTTGGTTTGTATGACGATCGATAAGTATGCCGATAAGGAGTTTCCGGAAAGGCCGGAGTCGTTCTTGGTGCCGAATCTTGGTAAGGCCGGGATCGGTGCTTCGTATTGGATTCGTGATGCTGTGGCGGAGGTGGTGGGATGAGCGACGAATTAGACGCAAAGGCAAGCAAGCTGGTTGATAGTGTGAAAACTTGTACCGTGAATCAGTATGCCTGCGAAAGTGCCATGTTGATACTTGAGTGCCTGCAAGAAATCGAGCGGCTGGAAGGGGTGAATGAAGGGCTGAAAGATAGTCTGCTGTACGTCAATCTGAAGCCCTGTCCTCAGTGCGAGATGTCCGAGGTTGAAGTCACGCGGCTGAAAGCAGAATACCTCACTGCAGCTGAATTGGTGGCAACGCTTTACGAAACCGTAACAGGCAACAAGGGTGGCCCCAAACGTGGAGTAGTTGAAGATGTCATAGACGTAATATCGTCACTGTCTGCCACGATAGCAAAACTCAATCAGCAACTTTCCGGCAAAACCTTTGACGATATGGAGTATCGGAGAGGGATGGAAGCGGCTGCGGTGATTGCGGACGCATGGACAATGGAATACGTGGACGAAGACCACGCGCCTAGAACATGCGGCGATATTATCCGCAAGGCCGCTGCAGCATGAACATCCAACTCCGAGATTATCAACTCGAAGGTGTCAACGCCATTAGGGAGCGGTTCAGGGCAGGTGATAGGAATGTCCTGTTCCAGCTCCCGACCGGCGGCGGCAAGACCATCGTCTTCAGTTATATCACCGAAGGCGCGGCGAAGAAGAACAACCGCGTCCTGATCCTGGTCCATCGGCAGGAGCTGATCCGGCAGACTTCTGCTTCACTGAACGATATCGGCGTAGAGCACGGCATCATTGCACCTGGCTTCACCCCGTCATGGGATATCGTCCAGGTGGCCAGCGTGCAGACGCTCGTCAGGCGTTTGGACAAGATTCACCCGCCACAACTGATTATCTCTGACGAGTGTCATCATGCCGGCGCCGCGTCATGGTCAAAGATATTTTCTCATTTCAACAAAGCATCGATCCTCGGCGTAACCGCCACACCAGTACGGCTTGACGGTAAAGGTCTAGGACGTTCCGCCGGCGGGTTCTTTGATTCAATGGTGAATGGTCCGGCTGTAGCCGATCTGATCAAGCGCGGCTATTTGGCAACTCCGAAGGTCTACGCCCCGCCGATTGGTGCCGACCTGTCCAGCTTGCGGAAGAAGTACGGGGAGTTTGTTTCTGGCGAGGCTGCTGCAGCATTGGACAAGCCGGTCATTACCGGTTGCGCGGTGGAACATTACCGCAAACTCTGCGGAGGAGTCCCGGCCATTGCTTTCTGTGCTTCGGTGGCACATGCCGAGCATGTAGCTGACCAGTTCCGGGCGGCAGGGTATCAGGCGGCATCTATTGACGGCACCATGCACGACAACGACCGCAAGCAGAGAATCCAAGCCCTTGGCGGTGGTGCGCTGAATGTTCTCACTTCTTGTGACATAATCAGCGAAGGCACGGATATTCCTATAGTTGGCGCCGCGATCTTGTTGAGGCCTACCGCTTCGACAGGGTTGTATCTCCAGCAAGTAGGCCGGGCACTCCGGATGTATGAAGGCAAAACTCATGCTGTGATTCTGGATCATGTCGGTAATGTCATGCGTCATGGCATGCCGGATGAGGATCGGGAGTGGAGCCTTGACGGAGAAAAGCTGGGCGGCAAGAAGAAGAAAGATGATGAAAAAGATATTGCTGTGAAGCAATGCGACCAGTGTTACTGCTGCCATGCTCCCGCTCCGCGCTGCCCGGTCTGTGGTCATGTTTACGAGGTGACCGCCCGTGAGATTGAAACAGCTGAAGGGCAGCTGCAGGAGATCGATAGTAAGCGGTTGGCGCAGATCGAGGAAAAACGAGGGATTGAATTCAGAAAGCGCGACCGGGGAATGGCGAAGACGGAGGCGGAGTTGCGAGCTGTTATTGCAGAACAGGGCGGCAATCCAGATCAAGCCTATTATATCATGAAGGCAAGAGGGCAGCGCGGCGGTCCAGGTGTCCATCGGGCGGCTTCGTTGCCGTACTAACTCAATCAACTTGATTGATAATTATAGGAGATGTTATGAGCTGTCATATATGCAAGCGAACAGGGATCAGAGAGTGTGACCCACAAGAGGCCGAAGTCAAGTGCATGGTCTGCGGTTTCTGCGAGAAAGAAGCGCTGCGGGAGCAGATCAAAGCGGAAGCGAGGGATGCAGCCGATGAGTGAAAAAAACATTCAATCCATGATCATGCTGGCAGCAAGCCAAACCGGCGCGGCGATCTTTCGCAATAATTCAGGCAATGGCGTAGCTGGCGCAAAGATGTTCCGCATCGAAAGGGACGGCCCTGTTAATTTGCTGCAGGGCGATTGGGTTGTTCGTCACGGCTCCCGCATCCAATACGGCCTCACTGTTGGCAGCTCTGACCTGATCGGCTGGCGCCGGACTATCATTACTCCGGACATGGTAGGGAAACCTGCAGCGCTGTTCCTTGCCCTGGAGGTCAAAACCGCAATCGGCAAAGCAACCCCTGAGCAGATCAACTTCATTGCTGCTGTACGTAAAGCGGGTGGTCTGGCTGGAATCGTTCGGTCAGTTGACGAGGCGCTGGGCGTTTGTAATCCTCTGGAGGGGATCTAAAGCACCACTGCATAGCATACTTTAATATAATAAATCGGAGGCCACATGCAGCTATACGAAAAGATCACCTCACCATCAGGCCGCGTCACTTATCGGCTATATAGCCCAACAAATATAGTTATCCCGAACATGGAAATTGAGGCTGAAGAAGCTGTCTCAATCCTGACTACTCTCGTTGTTTCAATCATTCAGGTTATGGAAGATCAATTACCACCGTCTGACATTCTCCACCGGCGGATCCGGAATACAAAGAACGAACTGACCGCGCTGGCTGCAATTGGATTCACCAAACCCAAGGACGGCATGGTCGACGTCGGTGTCGAGGCATGGAACGCTGCGGTGAATGCTATTCAGGATGGGTTATTGAGGGTGCGCTCATGATCAATGCTATGCGAGAGGCAGGTATTGACCCGCCGGACACACTGATTGATGACGGCAAGCTCCGTCGTTATGCCGGATCAGGAGATAAGCCTCAAAATAAAAAAAACTGGTATGTTCTGTATCTCGTTGAAAATGGTATTCAAGCCGGATCGTTCGGGCGGTGGGTGGGCGACAGCAACGGCGCTATCAAATGGTGCAACAAATCAGCTATCGAATTCACCCCCGAAGAGAAGGCCACCTACGCAAAGCGGCAGGCAGATTTACGTCGCAAACAGGCCGAGGACCGCAAGCAAGCTTCTGAAGAGTGTATGTTGAAATGCGCTACACTCTGGTCTGCTGCTGCATCAGCCACAGATGACCACCCATATCTGCAGCGCAAACAGGTTAAAGCGCATGGCCTGAAAATGATGGGTGACGCCCTGCTTGTCCCGATCAGATCCCTGAAAGGAGAGTTAAAAGGGCTGCAGTTCATCAAGCCGGATAGCTCCAAGATTTTCAAGACCGGAGTTGATTATACCGCATCTGTTCACATGATCGGCAAGCCTGTCGATAACACACTGATCATAACCGAGGGGTATGCAACGGCCGCGAGTATCCACCAGGCGACCGGCCACGCTGTGCTGATTGCTTTCGTGGCCGGCAACCTGAAGGCCGTTGCAGAGGCGGCAAAGGCGAAACAACCGACTTGGACGCTGATTCTGGCCGGTGATGATGACCGGTGGGCGAAAGAGCCGAAAGAGGATGGCTCTATTGTTTATCATGAGGTCCCGTGTGAGTTAAACGGTGGCAAACGGATCAATACCGGCAGGGTCAAAGCTGAGGAAGCGGCCCGTTCTGCTGGTGTTGCTGTCCGGTTCCCCAGATTCACTGATACATCATCACATCCTACCGATTTCAACGACCTCCATAACCTGGTCAATCTCGATGCTGTGCGTGTCTGTATCTTCCCTCCCCCGATCGAGGAATACAACCCCGATCACGCGCCGGATCCAGAACATGAGCCTGATCCCTACGACGGCGAAAAGACACCGAACCCGTTTCACAATCTCCCGTTTAAATTGCTCGGGTATGACCATGGCGATTATTTCTATCTCCCTCATGGAACCCGGCAAGTGAAAGTTTTACGAGCTCCTGAACATACCAAGTCGCACCTTATGGAGTTGGCGCCGCTGCAGCGATGGGAGATGTCCGATTTTAACGGTGGCAAAAATGGTGGGATGGATGTTGATAAAGCGGCCAACGCCATGATTCAAACCAATCAGGCGCTCGGCGTTTATGATTCCAATAAACTCAGGGGTCGCGGGGCTTGGTTCGATGCCGATCGTTCTGTTGTGCATGTCGGCAATCAATTGATCGTCAATGGTTCTCCAATCAAGATCGACCAGCTGGACTCTGAATTTATCTATGAGCGATCGATTAAAATGAAGTTCGATATCGGCAAAGACACACTCCCGAATAAAGAAGCTATTAAGATTGAAAAGTTGTGCGATGCCTTGCCTTGGCAACGTGGCGATATAAGTGGCAAGTTACTGGCGGGATGGTGTGCGCTGTCAGCAATCTGCGGTGCGCTCTCCTGGCGTCCCCACATCCAATTAACGGGCGGCGCCGGCTGTGGAAAGTCGTGGATCATTGATAATATCGTGCGACCGATTGCAGGGCCTGGCGCGCTCATAGTTCTGGGCTCCACTTCGGAAGCAGGAATCAGGCAGACTCTCGGGGCTGATGCGCGGCCGGTTATTTTCGACGAGGCAGAGGGCGAAGATCAGAAGGCTCATACACGTATGCAGCAGATATTCGAACTTGCACGGCAGGCGTCCACCGAATCAGGGGGTAGCATTTACAAGGGTACGATGGGAGGCACCGCCCAGGCGTTCAGGATCCGGTCAATGTTCTGTTTTGCCTCAATCGGCATATCTCAGACTCAGCAGGCGGATCAGTCCCGCATATCGGTACTCACGCTCAAAAGCAAGAACGATGGTGGCAAGCATTTTCAAGAAGTAATCGTCCCACTCTGGAAGGAGATAGTAACGGATGAGTTCTGTTCAGCGCTCCGGGCCCGCATGGTTAAAACGATTCCGGTAATCGTTCAAAATGCCCTGATCTTCTCTGATGCTGTGGGTTTTGTTATGGAGAACAAGCGGGCAGGTGACCAGATCGGCGGTCTGCTTGCGGGTGATTGGGCATTGCGCTCAACAGGCGTGATCAATGCTGCTGATGCCAAGCGCTTTGTCGAGTCGATTGATTGGACCGAGCACAAGATCACGCAAGAACAGTCCGACGAACAGCGCTGTTTGGCTGCAATGCTTGAACACCTGGTGCGCATGCCGAATACTGACAATGTCAGTATCGCTGAGTTGATTCGCACGGTGTCATCTACGATACTGATCGACGAAACCTGCCCTGCGCAAACGGCATTGAAAAACCATGGCTTCAAAGTGGTACAGGGCGGCTTCTGCATTGCCAACCAGCATGGCGAACTAAAGAAGATCATGGAGCGTACTACATGGCCGGCTAACTGGGCTCAGATCATTGGCCGCTTACCTGGCGCCGTCACTCCGGACAAGCCAACGTGGTTCTCTGGTGGTGCCGTGCGAACCAAGATGCTGCCATTGTCGTATGTCCTGGAGGGCGCATGACAAGAGACCTGATGATCTTGTTACCGCGTCTAAAATTCGCTGATACGAACGGTAAATATGAACAGATGAAGTATCTCTCCGGCGAACTGGAAGAGCTGTACCTGGCGTATTATCACGAGCCCGACATCAACAGGGTGGCAGAGGAAGCAGCCGACGTGATGCAGGCAGCCATGACGCTGTTATGGATAATTGAGCGTGATTCTGGATTACATCCGTTGGACGTGATTACAAGAATGATCGAAAAGAACAAAGTCAGGGGTTATGAGTAGGGTTGCGGAAAACCCCGTCGTTCAGGGCTGGGATGTAGAGCAAAGGTCTTAGTCTGGTGTCTGTTGTTGTTCAACATACTGTTGAATAATAGCAATCGGCGCACCGCCGCAAGAGGCCGCAAAATATGATGGACTCCATAACATATTCTTCCAGTATCGCTTTTCAATGTCCGGTCTTTGTTTGCGGAGCAAACGGCTTGAAACACCTTTCAAGCTGTTCACCAGCATAGCAACAGCCATTTTTGGCGGATACTCAAGCAAAAGATGAACGTGGTCATGTTCTCCATTCATTTCAACAAGCGTAGCCTCAAAGTCAGTGCAGACGCTTGCAAACATAACCCGGAGCCGTTCAATTGCATCATTGTCAAAGACATGTTTTCGATATTTAGTCACAAAGACCAAATGGACATGCATCTTAAAAACACAGTGTCTACCATGCCTAATATCAGTATTGTTTCTCATAGCCCACCCCATAATTTAGTTGATATTTACTTTAGACCAAAGTATAATACATCCTATGAAACGTTTGCAAGCCTATAAATACCAGATAAAGACCAACGGCACCCAAGAGCGTCAATTGCGCCAGTTCGCCGGGAGTTGCCGCTTTGTCTGGAATAAAACCCTTGCCATGCAGAAGGCCCGATTAGACTTAAAAGAAAGCTGTTTGTCATATAACAAGATTGCTATTTTGTTACCTCAATGGAAAGTTGAACATCCGTTTTTGAAAGAATCTCATTCGCAGGTGCTTCAACAAGCCCTCATGAATCTTGACCGAGCCATAAAGGATGCATTCGACAAGAAGAGTCCCAAACAGTTTCCGGTATTCAAAAAACGTGGCCGTCATGACTCTTTCCGCTTTCCACAAGGTTTCAAGCTCGATCAACCCAATAGCCGTATATTTCTTCCTAAAATCGGATGGATTCACTACCGGAACAGCCGGATCATGGAAGGCACAGCCAAAAACGTCACAGTCAGTCAATCGGGAGGCCACTGGTATATCAGCATTCAGACCGAAAGAGATATAGAACAGCCGGTACACCCTTCGACCTCGATCATCGGCATAGACGTAGGCATAGCAAAGTTTGCCACACTATCAGACGGCACAATCTTTGAGCCGGTCAACAGCTTCAAGAAGCACCAATTGAGACTTGCGCGGTATCAACGGGCCATGTCACGCAAAGAGAAATTCAGCAGCAATTGGAAGAAAGCAAAGACGAAGATCAATAAGCTCCATACCCGAATTGCCAACGTGCGTAAAGACTATCTTCATAAGACCACTACCACAATCAGCCAAAACCACGCGATTGTATGTATTGAAGACTTGAAGATCAAAAACATGTCTAAATCCGCGAATGGCACCATTGAAAAGCCGGGTAGAAACGTCAGAGCCAAAGCAGGACTCAATAAATCAATCCTCGATCAAGGATGGTTTGAGTTCAGACGACAGCTTGAATACAAACAAGTCTGGAACGGTGGAGAAGTAATCAGTGTCCCGGCCCGGAACACCAGTAGAAAATGCAATGTTTGCGGTCATACAGCAGCCGACAACCGTACAAGCCAAGCAATATTCAAATGCACCGCTTGCGGCCATGAAGCCAATGCAGACGTAAATGCAGCATGTAACATCTTAGCGGCAGGACATGCCGTACTAGCCTGTGGAGAGATAGTGCGACCAGACTTCTCGATGAATCAGGAACCCTCCTAAGCGATTTGGGCTTTTGCTTAAACGCCGTAGGAATCCCCGTCTGTTCACGGCGGGGAGGATGTCAAGAGTAGGGTTGTTTTTAACCAGCGCACCATAAATTATAACTTCGCACCATAAATTATAACTTCGCACCATAAATTATAACTTCGCACGCTTAATTTTAACTATTCGCACACGCATTTTAGTTATTTTAACGCTAAATTTAATGGTGTTCAGAGTAATTTTAACTTTATACGCAGCGCACGCAGCTAAATTTAGCCAGCGCACAGCCGTAAAAAGCTAAATTTAGCTAAAAACGGCCGTGATTAGGTGCACCCTCTCAGCTAAAAATCCGTTTAAAAACGCTAAAAACACTAAAATCCATTACAACATTACAAATAAATTACAGGGTGTAATGCAAAATGATTAACAATATCAGACACCTTACAGCATTACATTACAATTTAAGAAACAGCCCCACACACGCATGATGCGGACATGCGCACACACACGTATATGCGCCCGTGTAGTGTATATATAATATATATTGTAATGTATTGTTATTTATAGAGAGATAGTTGTTTATAATCAATAGGTTAGTGCATTACATTTTCATTACACAGCATTACAAAACAGGGCTTTTCATTACAAATGCGCTGTAAGTTATTGAATTGCAAGCATTACATGTTAAACAATCAATTTGATTGACAGACACCAAAAGACAGGAGTATTTCACAGACATGAGCCAAGACATCGAAACATATGACTTTCTGCCGAATATAAGCACTACAGAGGCCCAGACAACTCAGGCACAGACAAATCCTGACACTATCCAGACTAGTACGCAAAAATTGCATAACGGAAACCCCCGGAAAATTGATCTTAAAAAAGCCATAGACATGAGGCTCAAGGGTATCACGTTGGATGACATCGCAAAGTACTTCGGATGCACCAAACAGTCGGTTCATGAGAGGCTAAAGCCGTACGTAGACAGCGAAGACATTGATCTGGAACTCTGGAAGGAAAAGAGGGCCGACATCCTTGCAGGGAAGCAGGCAACTGCGCTCAGTCTCCTTACTCCAGACGATATAAAGAAGGCAAGCGCCAAAGATAAGTCGTTGATCTTCGCTATCCTCTATGACAAGGAGCGCTTGGAGCGAGGCCAGAGCACTAGCAACGTGTCGGTGCTGTTCAGGGTGGCCGAGGAGGCGGAGAAGATCCAGCAAGAAGGCTACGCGCAAGGGCTGATTGTTGATGCAGAGGTTGATGAAAGCTAGCCTCTTGTTACTTGGGTTGTTACCTGACAGCCGTTGAATTAGCATAGATGCAACAATACCAGCATGTTAAGCATTACTCTGCACTAGAGTATCAATCAAGTGTGGGGAAAACAGGGGTGAGGTCGTGGTTGAGGTGTTTGTTGATAAGACAGTGTAAAAACAGTTGACAAAGTTGTGGACAAACTGTTGATATGCCTGTGGATAAACTGTTGATATACCTGTGGATAACTCGGAGGGAACACCCCCCCATGGTATGGAGTTAGGACCGTCCAGCGCCATACCGTGCCTCGGCAGCCCACCAAAAACAAAAGGGGCCTCCATGCAATCAGTGACCATGCAATCAGTGACTTACCTCAATATTTGCTATCATCGGAGTTATTCGGAGTGTTTAGAAATCATCTCGCACCTGTTTCCATCTGAGGAAGCCACCGAATGAAGAAACAGGACGTAACCGCACATGCGAAGAAGTTGGTTTACTGGCGCACTCATCCCTTAGAGTGGGTGAAGGCGATCTTCGGAGACAACATCAAGAAGAGTCCTCTGGCGTCAAAACTGACTGAGACCGGCCTGTCCCGGCAGCAGGAGGACATGCTGATCCTTTGGGGTAAGTTTCTGGATGCCAAGTTCAAGCGCGCGTTCAACAAGCCTATGGACGAAGCGGAAACCATACTGGCGTCCAAGATTGGCATGTCGACCATGTCCGGCACCGGAACTGGTAAGGACTTCTGTGCGGCGATCATCACCTGGCATTTCATGTTTTGCTTCCACTTCCCGAAGGTTCTGGCGACCGCTAAAACTGGCAAACAGCTGAAAGACGTGTTTTGGTCGGAGCTGGCAAAGGTTCAATCTCTGGCTGTGAAGTGCGACGAAGATCCGGAAACGCTGAACGAGCTGCAGCAGTCGTTCACGATTCAGGCCGAGCTGATGTTTGCGAATCTTCCAGCAAATAAGGGTCGTGGCCAGCGGTGGTTTTGCCGTGCGGTCACGATCAATGCGAAGTCTTCCCCCGAGGAGCAGGGTGAGGCTTTGGCCGGACGTCATGAGGACTATCAGCTGTTTGTACTGGACGAGGCCTCCGGTATTCCTGACGCGGTGTTTAAACCGGTGGAAGGCACGCTTACCGGGATATTGAACGTTGTTTTTATGATTTTCAACCCTACCCGCACGACCGGGTTTGCTGTGAGGAGTCATTATGAAGAAAAAGACAAATGGGTTACGGTGCGGTGGAATTCGGCTGAGAGCGAAATCGTGTCGAAAAGCCACATTGAGAACTTGGCGCGTTATGGCGTGGACAGTCCGACGTACCGCTGTCGCGTGCTGGGTTTACCTCCTTACGCCGATAAGAACACACTGATTCCGATGGACTGGGTTATGGCTGCAGTGGAACGGTGGCGGGAAAAGGAGATCACGCCCCTGGAGAGCGCCCCGTTGATTCTGGGCTGCGATGTTGGCGGCGGCGGCGATAAGTCGGTGATCATCAGCCGGCAGGGTGGGCTTGTGGAACATCCGATCTACAACAACGCGAAGGACTCCACGATCGTTGAGGACTGGGTGGCCGGGGAATACGACCGCAAGGGCAGCAATGGCGGTGTGCTGGACGTCATCGGCATCGGCCATGGTGTTTTCTGGCGGTTGCACAAACGCGGGTACAACATCCGCCCGGGAGATGCTCGTCGTCAAGCGCGTGATCCTGAGCGTTTTTTCAATGCCCGGGCGGAGGCATGTTGGCGGCTGCGCGAACAGTTCGAAAAAGGGACGATTGCGATTCCAGACTGTCAGGATCTGGTCGACCAGTGCGGTGCCATCAAATATTTTCCGGAGCAGAAAAACAAGGTGCAGCTTAAATCTGAGATCGTGCGGGAACAGGGGCACTCTCCAGATGAGTTCGACGCACTGGCTCAAACGTATTATTACCCTGATGAGGTATTCTCGGGTACCGGCAGCAAGAAAGCCGAATCGTCGTTTATGAACGTGTTTAGTCGTTAAGCAATCAATTTTAAAACCAGTTAAAAAATACTTGACATCTCAATCAAATTGATTGAATGATACCCGCAAAAATCAGATGTACGGGCAACTACATCATTTTTACGGGCAACCATGTTCAAAACTCTGTCGGACAAAATACCGTGTGACCCTGATTATCCCTGTAGAGTCCATGACCTGGCAGTCCTCAAGGCCGTGCTTGACGGCACGATCTACGATTCACTGCAATTCCCTTTTTCTACCGAGCGATCCAGTTCCGGAGAGTACATCCCCTTGGCTGAACGCCGCCCTTCAGTCCGTTACAACCTCTGTCGCATCGTTGTCGAAGATTCCGTCGGCTTGCTTTTCTCTGAAGGCCACTTCCCTACCGTCAATTCATCGGCCCCTGACCTGGTTGCGTTTTTTGCCGACCTGGTGAAAGAAACTTGCTTGAACTGGACGATGATCGATGCCGGGATCAAAGGTTCAATCGGATCCGTGGCGATTTTGTTCAAGGTGATGGGCGGGCGTCCGTTTTACGAGGTCATAGAGACGGTCTTTCTCACTCCGAAATGGAAGGCCCTTGCGCCGGATACGCTGGAAAGCGTAACGGAGCAGTACAAGGTCACTAAGAAAGCCGCCATTACCGCTGGCTATGTCATCGACAACACAGATCCAATGACCGCGCAGTACTGGTTTCGTCGCGACTGGACCGAACAGGAAGAAATCCATTATCAGCTCCTGAATGTCAAAAAATACAATGCTGGCAAAGAAATCTTTGTCCGCGACAGTAGCAAAACAGTCAAGCACAGTCTCGGCTTCGTCCCGGTGGTTTGGATCAAGAACCTTCCCCCGGGAGGTGATGTCGATGGGTGGTGCACGTTCAAACTTGGGATTGATGATCAGATCGAAATCGAGTACCAGCTATCCCAGGGCGGCAGGGGTTTGAAATACAGCTCTGACCCGGTAACGCTGATCAAGGCCCCGATGTTTGGTGATGGTGAAGCTGTCCGCTCCGCATCGAATGCACTGATCGTGAGCGCGGACGGTGACGCAAAGATGCTGGAGATCACCGGAGAGGCTTCACGGGCAATCATTGACTACGTGAAGACCCTGCGGGAATTCGGTATCGAAGCTTGCCACGGCAACCGCTCGAACGCGGAGAAGATCTCTGTCGCTCAGTCCGGACGTGCCATGGAGATGATGAACCAGGCTTTGATCGGGTTAGCTGATAAGCTCCGCATTACCTACGCTGAATCCGGCCTGGTGTCGCTCTTGAAAATGGCGGTACTGGCATCGCATAAAATAGAGCTGAAGGTTGCTGAAAAAACGTACTCCAAACTGGACAAGTCCGCGAAGATCGTTCTTGAGTGGCCGGCATGGTATGCGCCGACCTCGCAAGATTTATTGACCAAGGCTCAAGCGCTCGATGTGCTGGTAGGAGCTGACCTGATAAGCCGACCAACAGCCGTGCGGAATATCGCTCCGGATTACGATATTGAGGATTTGGAACTCGAACTGGCGGCGATCAAGAAACAAAAAGACGAGGCCCAGGCTCAGGAACTGGCACAGCAGACGGCTCTTGCTTTGGCACAACCTCCAACTCCTAGCAAAAAGGGGAATAACGATGATTAAAACGACATCCAGGTTAGGCAATTAATACGCGGTAGATCCGCAAACTATTCAAAGGGGGGAGCCGATGCTCTTCAAAAAGCTTGTAAGAATTTGTAGAGATAACGGGGAAGGAGGCGGTGGAACAGCTACCACTACGGTAAGCGTTACTAAAGGCAACGAGACTTTTACCCGTGAGTACGTGCACGAACTCCGGGAAGAAAACAAAGGCCTGCGCATCAAAGCCACCGAAAATGAGACTCGTGCCAAGACAGCGGAAGAATCCGCCGGCAAAGTAAAAACCGACTCCGAAACAGCCGCCAAGGTAGCCATTGCTGATGCTTTGAAAACCTCAAACGAACGAGTCATCCGCGCAGAACTGAAAGCGCTTGCCACTTCGGCCGGTATCAAGAACATGGATTATCTGAGGCTGGCTGACGTATCCACCATCACGCTTGATGCTGATGGTAACGTGGTTGGAGCCGACAAGATTATCGAGGCCATGAAGAAGGACATGCCGGACCTGTTCGGCACCACAAGCACTACGAATCCTGACAAAAAACCAGATCCGGATGATCAGAAACCGAAAAAAGCTACAGACATGACCGAAGCAGAATATGCCGCTGCAAAAAAAGAGTTGCTAAAAAAGAAAAGTTAGAGCACAAACAGTCATCAATCATCTTGATTGATTAACAACTGAATATCCCATCGAGGAAAGACTCCTAGGGGATGGCATGTAACCAAAAACCATCTATCAAAGGAGTTTTTCTTATGGGAATCCAGAACTTTCCGGCTGCATTGCAGCCCATCATCCAACAGGGCTTTCTTGAGCGAGAATTTCAGGAAGGCCTTCACGCCCGCCTCGGTTTCCGCGCAATTGCCGATAAGGAACTATTCGCCGTTGCTGTTGGCGAATCAGTCACCAAAACCCGCCGTGGTCTCAAAGCTCCTAAAACCGCGTTCCGTGATCCTACCACCAACAGCGGCCTGGATAACGGTATCACCGCATCCGGATGGACTGTTGAACAGTACGTTCTCGCTATCGGCCAGGTTGATGATTCTATCGACTTGAACACCGTCACATCCCGCGTCGGCATCGCCTCACAGTTTATGCAGAACGCCAAGGTAAACGGTATTCAGGCCGCCACCACGCTCGACATTCTTGCCCGTAACGCCCTCTTTAATGCCTATCAGGGCGGCAATACCCGCGTAACCACTACTCTCGGCGCTCCGGCCGCAACCATTGCTGTTGATGATATCCGTGGCTTCCAAACCGCCGTAGCCAACGGTGTGCAGATTGCCGTTTCAGTAGGCAACACCATGGCTGTTATCGTGGGCGCAACCTCCTACACCCTAACCGGTGTCGTTGCTGATGGTGCCAACGTCTCCACTGCGCCTAACGGTATTTCCGGCACGCTTACCTTTTCCGGTAATGTCACAGTAGTCAACGGCACTATTGGCATCGCCGTTATATCCGCCGTTGCTCCCCTGGTCATCAGACCGAACGCCAAGACAGCAACTTCCGATTTGATCGTTACCGACCTGCTCACCATGCAGATGGTGCTCAACGGCGTTGCACAGCTCCGCTCCAACAACGTCCCCGACCATGCTGGCGCCTACAACTGCTATCTGGACGATTTCATGTTGCTGGAACTGTTCCAGGATGGTGACTTCAAACTGCTCTATCGTGGCGCTTACGGTTCTTCCGAATACAAAAACGGGCAGATATTCGAACTACTCGGCGCGCGTTTCATCCCGGTCAATACCACTTACCAACAGAAGCTTGGCGCCGTGCCTATCCGCCGTGCTCTGCTTTGCGGACAAGGCGCACTCATAGAGGGCGAATTTGAGGCAACCGGTTACACTGAGGTAACCCCCGGCGATTCCCTGATTAGCGTCATTGACGGGATTGCCATGGTAACCCGTGAACCGCTTGACCGTTTGCAGCAGATCATTGCTCAGTCGTGGTACTACATCGGCGGATTTGCCGTACCGACTGACATCACTGCCAATGCCAACGTCATCCCGACAGCCTCAAACAGCTACTTTAAACGGGCCGTTTTGCTCGAAACGGCATAACTAACAACGTGGGAGGCGGTGGGTAATGCCGCCTCTCACAGTGAGGATAAATCATATGGCAGCTCCAAGTTATGTGGATTTGAAGGGTAAGGTTAAAGAATTCCAGGTAGCGGAATCAGCTTTGAAAGCGGAAATAGAAAGATTGACGGGCGAACTTGCTGGTAAAGCGGAAGGCAGCGACGAGGCTAAACGGGATGCTGAGGCTAAAGCAAAAGCTGAGGCGGAAACGGCCGAACTGCAAAAACAAATCGAAGATTTAACCGCTCAAATAAGCACCATGTCCGGCAGCGACGAGGCTAAGGTGATTCTCTCCAGGCCTTACGCGTTTTATGATGATGAGGATGTCTTGCATCAATGGCAGGCAGGCGAAGTTACCGATGAAGATCACATCAATACTCTTCGAGATCGTGGAGTAATCTGATGGCTTTATCCAGTGCTCAAAAAACCGAAGTGCGCAGGCATTGCGGTTATCCGTTGTTCGGTAACCAGCCGACGGCTACCTTCGGCTACCGGTATTTCACCCAGTACGGCACGCTGGAATACCGGATGACGAACATGAGCACAGATGAAGAAGCGGTCGTAGTTTCATACCTGGCCAACCTGACGATTTTAGAAGCCGCTATCCCGTTGGCCTCAGCAAATCTCGACACTGATCGAGCTGCAGTATGGTTTCATAACAAGAACGAACTTCAGGACCGCGACAGGTTATATGGCATGTGGTGCAAGAAACTACTTAGTTTTTTCGGCATACCTCCCGGCCCTGGCGCACGAACCGGCATATCGTGGGTAGTTTGATATGGACGGAGCAACCTTACAGCAGAAGATTTACAGCGGCTACGGCATGTCAGCCCAGCGTATCGGCAAAACAGCGCTTCAATACCGCCCAGTTTCCGCAATGGCACCTATCAACACCGTAATCGGTACTTTACCTGTTTCATTCACACAGAATCTTGAATATTCAAAGTTCAACACTTATGCAAACGCGACCTGGACCTCACTGCACGACGGCTCTTTGACACTACCAGGCGATTATCTTGTTACCGAAGACGGCACCTGGTTCATAGCAGCACAGCAACCGATCCTGCCAATCCTGACCGTGGGATGCAACCGGGTAATCAATGTACTCAGGGTTACGCAGCCGGAAGGTTTTGGAGTGGTGGGTTACAGCGGAGATACACCGGCAACCGAAACGGCGATCATGGCAGGTTGGCCAGCATCGATCCTGCAGGGGACAAAGGGTGAGAAAAACCCAGCTCAGCTTCCTGGAGATGAAAGAACACCCTGGCTGGTCATTCTGGTACCTGAATTCGTGGGGATCGTTATCAGAAACGGCGACATCATCACCGACGATATCGGGAACCGGTACGTTGTGAGTTCACCGGAACTCTCTGATTTAGGCTGGCGCATAACCGCCGCACTTCAGGTGGCGTGACATGGCAGATATCGACGACGTACTGACAACGCTGGGCGGCCTGATTGCAACTGCTCTCTACCCAAACGGCACAACCCACGCATCAGCGGTGACCGCGCAAGTAAAGATCTATCCCGGGTGGCCGGTACCGAATGTACTGGATGCAGATCTGGCAGCCGGTAATGCTCATGTGTCGATCTTCCCGAGACCTGAAGAGCGCAACACGACCCGTCATGCTCCTGAATATCAGCAAGCCGTAATCACCCCGGCCACATTGACGGTACTGGCATTGGGAAACACGGTCACGATCGGCGGGATCGTTTCAGTACCGCAGGCGGTCATGGTGGTGACCAACTTCGGGAAACAGTCTTACAGTTATTTTGTTCTGCAGGCTGATACGCTGGACAGCATTGCAACCGCGCTCGCTGCATTGATACCCGACGCAACCGCAATCGGCGCGGTGATCACCATCCCAGGTGTTTATGACATCCGCGCTCAGATCATAACTTCGGGTACCGCGATCAAGGAAGTCCGCCGGCAGGAACGGTTGGTCCAAATGGTGATATGGGCTCCAACTCCGGCTTTAAGAACTGCGATCGCAAGAGTGGTTGACCCGATACTGGCTCAAACGGAACGATTCATACTTCCAGACGGTTCAAACGCCCGGTTGACGTACAAGAGCAGTCCAATCAACGACATGCTGCAAAAAGCCACAATTTACCGCCGGGACCTGTTCTACACGGTTGAATACGCCACCACAGTACAGGGCACATTTTATACAGTAGGCAATACCGAAATTACTCTAAATCCAGCTCACTAGGAGCCTCTATGATCCTGATCGTAAAAGAACCGTTCAAAGGTTACAGCAAGGGCGACAAAATCACCGACCCTGACCGAATCACAGTAATTCTTGAATCTGACAACAGCGGCCACGTAATCAAGTCCGCGCGGGAGGAATAACATGATTATCAAAGGCGGAAACATCAATACATCTGCCATCAACGTCCCCGGTGGCTATGTCCAGGTGATTGCACCACCTCCCGCTCTCCAGGGCGCACCGTCGAACATTATCGGCATCGTCGGCACCGCGCAGTGGGGCCCCGTAAACTCACCATTCATTATCGGTGATTACAACGGGTTCCTCAGTACATTCGGTCCTCTTACCGCCGGAGCCAACGACCTCGGCACACAGCTCTGGCTTGCAATGCTGCAGGGCGCGAACAACTTCCGTATGGTCCGCGTCACTGACGGCACCGACATGGCGGCCACCTTGGACTTGTTGGACACGGCAGTCTCTCCGGCAATTGGCGCGATACTGACATCGATATACACCGGGACGTATGGCAACAACCTGAAAGCATCCATCTCCGCCGGCACGATTACCGGCACCTACAACGTAACTATTTCGATGCCAAACGGCACACCCGAGCAGTTCACCAACATCGGCGGAGTCGGCGCCACGTTTTGGGCCAACCTTGTTGCAGCAGTGAACAATGGACAGAGCGGCATCCGTGGACCTTCGCTCCAGGCAATTGCCAGCATCGGCGGCGGTATCGCAGCTCCGGATGTAGTGACCACCTACACTGCATCTGCAGGCACCGACGGCAACACAACGATTACCAATACCGTGCTTGTCGGTACAGACGGCACATCTCGTACCGGTATGTATGCCCTTCGCAATACCGGTTGTGCGGTTGCCTTTCTTGCAGGAAATACCTCCGTCACTTCGTGGCCACTGGAAATTGCCCTGGCAAACGCCGAAGGATGGGAGGCAATTCTTGTTGGTCCTTCCGGACAGAGCATTGCGGCTGCCATTACTGCAAAGGCGACCGCAGCAGTAGACGATACCAGCTTCAAGGTGCTCATGGGCGACTGGGCGTACTTCCTGGATTCCGTCAACGGCCAGACGCGGCTTGTGTCTCCTCAGGGAATCTCCGCAGGGATCCGCGCTGTTCTCTCTCCGGAACAATCGGTGCTTAACAAGCAGGTGTACGGCATCATTGCCACCCAGAAGACCAGCGTTAATCAGGTTTACAGCTACGCTGACCTGTCCGCTCTTGCCACTGCCCGTATCGATGTAATCAGCTCGCCTTCCCCTGGTGGCGCCTACTTCTCGCACTTGCTCGGTATCAATGGCAGTTCCAACGTGGTGATGATGGGCGACGAGTACACCACACTGACAAACTACCTGTCAAAGTCGGTAAATAGCCAGATCGGCATATTTGTTGGCCAACTGCAGACTCCCGGCGAGCAGCGCACAGCTCAGGACTTTATCGAGGACTGGTTGCAGACTTTGATGCCGAAAGAGCAGGGCGGGACCTTTGAAATGATTCAGGGGTTTGACGTCCAGCTCAACGCATCGAACAACCCACAGAACACCGTCGAGCTTGGGTTCCAGATCGCCAACGTCAGCATTCAGTATTTCGGCACCGTCCGCTATTTCATCGTCAACCTGGTAGGCGGCTCGTCTGTGAAGACGACCGTCATACAGTAAAGGAGTTATGCCATGCCATTAAACGGCTATTCAGTTGGTAAGGATGTCGTCCTTACCGTCAACACCCCGAACGGCGTATTGCGGTTGAATATCACCAATTTTGACGCCAAACCGGTTTACACGGATCTCAAGTCAATGCCGCTGGGATCGCCACCTAAGCACATGAGCATCCCTACCGGCTGGAAAGGCACGATGAAGCTTGATCGTGAGGATTCCACCGTGGATGACTACGCGGCCCAGGTCGAGGCTGCCTACTGGGCCGGTCAAAACATCGTAACCGGGTCGATCACTGAAACGATCAGCGAAGTGAACGGCGCTACCAGTCGTTACCGCTATACCAATGTCAATCTGAAGATCACCGACCCCGGCGCATGGGCGGGGGAAAAGCTTGTCGACCAGTCTCTTGAATTCGAAGCATCGCGGAGACTGAAACTATGAGCGCAAAGTTAAAGGCAGCGGGGCCCTCAAAGGCCCCTTCGCCATCGGAACAGGCAGTGAGGGCCGGAAGGCCTGAATTCTCCGCTACTGATGCCCTGGGACGGCTGATCGTACTCCGCAAGCCGACCACCTGGGAGAAGTTCGAACTTCCCCGGATTCTCGGTGCCAGTTCCATCAACCCCGGTTGGATATTCCAGGCCCAGATGATCCTCCACATCAAGCAGATCGGCGAGGACACGGACGTGTTCTTCACCACCGAAAGAGAACTGAAGGCCATCGTAGAATCTCTTGGCGACGAGGGCATGGAAACGGTGGAAATGCTGTTCATTGAACACTTCATGAAGAGTGGCGAGGATGCGAAGGACGAGATAAAAAACTGGTAGGAGACCCCAGCCTTCGCGAAAGTCTCTGGCTGGTGAAGAATGGGGTTAACTGGGATGTAGCATTCGGAGTTGAGGACACGCTCCGCACGGCAATATCAATCATATTCAGCGAAATGGAAGGCCGCAAGTTCAACTTCAACACTATGCGGCTGGAAGATCCGGCGTAAGCAAGCGGCGTAAGCAAGCAGACAGGAGCTTTTCTAATGCCAGAATCAAATGCAGTAATTTGGGCCGTAGCCGTAGCCCTGATCGTGGGGATGCTGGCGACCATCGGATACCTGATAGATAAAGGCTTTTATGGCTTAAAGGCTGATCTGAAAGCGGAAATGGCAAAGTTATGGGAAAAGCTGGACAGCCATCAATCACTTGCTAATACCAATGCCGCGAACATGCTTGAGCATAAGGGTGCGGATGCCGAAAGGCAGCTGGCGTGCGCAGAACGGCATAAACGGCTTGATCTCCAGCTAGCGCATCTACAGAGGCGTAGAACCGGCGAAAGTAACGAGGGTTCGGAATAGATGGAATTTTCCAGCATGGCACATTTTGCAGACCACCTCCTGACCGCAGCCGTCAAGGAAGTTCTTGTCCTTCATGAAGGGCTGGAAAAGTGCGCCGCGCTGATTGAGAAGACCGCAAAAGCCGAACTCGGCACCTATCAGCCGCAAACTGGGCCATTTCAGGACTGGGCGGAACTGACCGACGCAACAAAGACGGATCGTGTGCAGCAGGGCTACACCGAAAATGATCCACTGCTACGATCCGGCGAACTGCGCGATTCAATCAGCCACGAAACGGGCGGCCTTGAAGCTGTTATCGGCTCCACAAGTCCGGTTATGGCGATTCAGGAGTTCGGCACCAGCACCATTCCCCCACGCCCCGTATTAGGCCCGGCAGCGTTTCGCAACAAAGAGAAGATCCAACGGATTCTCGGGGCTGCTGCACTCTCCGGTCTGTTCTCCGGAACGGCCATTCACCCGTCACTCGGCTATGATATGGAGGTGGCACCATGAGTTTAGAAGCATATTCAGTAGCCGTCAGGCTCCGACTCGTCAATGAAGTGAGCTCAGGGCTTACCGCCATATCCGGCCATTTCCATAAAGCAGGTCTGGACGCCAAGGAGTTCCAGGCTGAGCTGCACAAAATTAAGATGATGGGTATGGTTGGTTTCGGTATGACGGCAGCCGGGGCCTTCGGTTTGGCAATGCTGAAAGGTCCGCTTGACGAGGCCAAGAAATACCAGATTGAGCTTGCCAAGTTTGAATCACTCGGTTTCGGTTCGGTTATAAACAAGCAAGCCGATATATTCGCGTCTGGGTTAAAGACCATCGGCACAAGCGCGCGCGATAACATGACAATAGTTGGTGACGCTATGGCCGTATTCAAAGACCTGAACGAAGCCAAGATGGTATCTCCTTTGATGGCAAAAATGAAGTTTGCCAATGAGGTTATTTTCGGAGCAGGCGGAGGCGACCGCGACAAGAAGTTGATGGACATGATGAAGGTCGCAGAATTCCGAGGCGGCACAAGAAGTCCGGAGGAATTCGCTAAACAGGTCAACTTTGCACAACAGGCGATTGCTGGCAGCCGTAACAGGGTCGATTCATCGGCCATGCTTCAGGCTCTGAAAACTGGTGGAGTCGGGATATCACGCCGCACCAACGAGTCTTTCTATCTGGGCGCTGAGCCTCTTATTCAGGAATTCGGAGGGATGAGGTACGGCACGGGAGTTATGAGTCTCTATCAGAACCTTGTGCAGGCCAAAGGGTCTATTACTTCACAGCAGGAGCTTTACCGGCTGGGATTGCTGGATAAGAAGATGGTCCAGTTCAATAGTCTCGGTATGCTGAAAAAGGCGTTACCGGGGGCGTTTCTAGGATCAAGGATACAAGAGGAAGAGGGTGAGCTCGCCCTACTCACCAAGGTGCTTCTTCCGGCGTTTGCAAAGAACGGGATCACATCTGATGAAGATGTAATCCGCGAAATCGGGCGAATCGCTGGCAATCGTACCGGCTCTAATCTGCTGGCCCGTACATATCAGCAGCGCGTCAAGCTACAACAGCAGACGGATGCTAACTACCATGCGGAAAACCTTGATCAGTCGAGCAGCAGGGCATCTGGGATGCTGGCAGGGAAAGAAGCCGACTTAACCGCTAAGTGGGCAACGGCAATGAAGGACTTAGGCGTTACCATTCTTCCGGCAGCAATAACCGCACTGGAAGGGCTTACCGCTCTGATGAAGGGGGTTGCATACGTTGCAGAGACTTTCCCTCATATTACGCAAGGGCTTACCGTTTCTTTTGCGGCATTATCGCTGGCTCTCTTGGGCGGCGGGGTATCTCTGGGAGTAACCGCTGGGCTCCGTGGTCTAACGTTGGCCCTTCCTGGGGTATCAACAGCGCTGAGTGGTGTTATTGCTTCGTTTATCGGTCCTGTCGGTCTGGTCATTGCGATTGCCGCTGTTACTTATGCAATCGGGACTTTAGCAGCTAAAATGCTGGAGTTTGACAAGATACATAAAGATGAAATCAACGCCAAGGGTCAACACGTGACAACCACCAACAGTATGACCGCTTGGTTGCTTGACCACGCCCTCGGGTTAGACACGAAAATGAGGTGGCTTCCAGAAACGGTGTCTGGACCAATGGGCGGCAGGCAACCGGTACAGGTTCACACCCAGATCAACCTTGACGGACACAAGATAGCAACCGTCGTAACCAAACATCAAGCACGCGGCATGTCACAGCCTCAGGGCGGCGTGACCTTCGCCGACTCTATGATGTCTATGCCTTCCCCGGCGAACCCCTACTAATGGCGACGCGACTGCTCATAGATTCGTTTGAGTTTCTTGGGTTCGAGGTCCCGGACTCAATCACGTTCGGTGGCTCTCAATCTCTCGCTATCCACAAACTCCCCGGCGGCGTACGGATTATCGATTCCAACGGCCGCGACGATGCACCCATTGAATGGTCCGGTATCTTTACCGGGGCTGACGCTCTGAATAGGGTCCAGTATCTCGACGGGTACCGGGCACAAGGGCAGATCCACAAACTCACCCTGGGCACATTCTCCTACAACATCGTAATCAAGGAGTTCCGGCCCCGCTTCGAACGAGCCTGGCATATCCCTTACCACATTGTTTGTGAGGTGGTTGAAGACCTCAATAACCCGACAACGGCTCTGACTCCATCGGTGAGTCTCGATACATCTCTTGTCGCCTCGCTGAACGCCGCAGAGGATGCGGCAGCAGCACTTCTGCCCTCTATCGCTGTCACCACAGTTGACATGGTTGCTGCCCGAGACGCGGTATTGGATGCAGCGGCAAAAGCCCGCTTGTCCACAACGCTCAAAATCCCGGATGCTTCCCTTTTCGATACCATAGCCAACGGACTCAAGACGGTTCAAGCCGCCGTTGCCAATGTTCAGTCAATTATGACCCGCGCAATGCAGGGAATCGCCTCAGTAGTTAATCTGGAAACGGCTGTCATCGTCACCATTCAAAGCTCAATCACCGACACCCTGATCACGGTCAACGGTGCCAGCGTGATGATCAACAACGGTCTCTTGCAGCTAACAGCTCTGTTCGCCAATCCGCTCGGTTACAGCACCGGATCAGGGGAAAGCGCGGGGGTGCAGTCAGCCACCCTGATAAGCACCTGGCAAATAGACTCGGTGAATCAGGCCACGCTTTCACAGATAAGAGCTTCCCTGACAGTAGCCACACGTAATCTGGGCTTCATCAACGGAGCACCGAACGCCACGCAAGTAACCATGTTCGGCGGCAATCTGGCGGTTTTGGCATTAAAATACTACGGCGACGCTACGCAATGGCCGCTGATCGCCGCGGCAAATGGCATGACAGATCCGATTATCTCGGGGCAGCAAACCATAACCATTCCGCCGGCGGCGAATACCCCTTCCGCTCCAGGTGCCGGGGTCGATATCGATCACTGGATAGGTGCAGATGTTAGCCTTACAAGTCAAAACGACCTGGTAACAGCCAGCAACGCCACCCAGAGACAGCAGCGGATATTGCGCAGAATCCTGACGAATCCCGGAGACTACCTATGGCATCCAACTTACGGCGCCGGGGTCATGCAGTACATCGGGGACATTGACAATAACCTGCAGATCATCGAGGGGCTGATCAATTCACAGGTCCAACTTGAACAGGGCGCAACATCACCCTCCGTTACGTTCACTTCTGTTGATGGCGAAGTTATCGCGAACATCCAGTACACAGATCAAGATACTGGCGGCCTTCAGTTTCTCTCATTCACGGTGACACCATGAGCGGACTAAGACAGCCACGCAGCATTGTGACCATCAATGGCGGGCAGATGCCCTTCATATCCTGGGAGACGAACAACAACGGCTACTACCAGGCTGACACGTTCACCGTTCGCTTGCCGCTGAACAAAGCGCAGGTTGCCTGGTGGTCGGAAACGCCAACAATGGATGTAATTGTCTACGATGCCGCGAACGTGAAGGACCCTCAAAACTTCTCAATCGCCAACTTGGCACTCAGGATACAGGGTGCCGTTGACACCATCGAAGTTGACCCGATTCAGCACTCTGTGCGGATCACCGGCAGGGATTACACCTCAAAGCTGATCGACACGAAGGTGGCTCCTCCAAGCCGGAATGTTACCGCCTCGGATGTTGCTCAGTCATACGCCGCAAAATACGGCCTCACATCGAATGTGACGCGAACGACCGCGAAGATCGGGACGTACTACGATTTCGATCATGTCAGCATGAAGGTCGAGAAGTCCGCATGGGACATCCTGTGTTACCTGGCGCACCAAGAGCAGTTCATCGTTTATGTTTCCGGTAAAACACTGAACTTCATACCGTTGCCGCCCGAATCAGCAGCCAAAATATTGATGCTTGACGATTCACAGAGAATCATAACCGGCCCGACCCCAGCTTTGAACTTTATCCGGACGCTGACGATGGCGCGCGGAATTATCGTGTACGTGCAGAGCTGGAACGACAAGAGCAAGAAGGGCTTTACCAAAAAAGCCATGATGCACCACATAAAAGACCCGGTATTGAAAAAGAATTCACCAATGACCGGGCAGCAGCAGGTTTACACTTACGTCATTCCAAACCTGACCCCGGTTGAGGCTCAGGCAAAAGCAGACGCATACTTAGACCACATCAGCATGCACGAGGTACGGTTCACAGCAGACGATATGCCAGGAGACCCGACGCTTGACCCGTTCCAACCGGTGAAATGGATCTACAACGGCAATCGGTTTGCACAGGTGTATTACCTGGAATCAATCATCAGGTCGTTTGACTTTGAGAACGGCTACAAGATGAGCCTGCGCGGCAAGAATCATTCGGTTGAAAGCGTGGTGCTCGCATGATGGGGCACATGCTCAATCAAATGAGGCAGCAAGCACTCGGGGTAGCCAACGGCATCGACCAGCTCCGCGTCGGGACGATCCAGAGCTACAATCCAGACACCTACAGTTGCACGGTTCTTTTACAGCCAAGCGGCGTGATCACCGGCTGGTTGCCTATTCTTTCCCCCTGGGTAGGGAATGGCTGGGGCATGTTCTGCCCTCCTGGCCCTGGCGTTGCTGTTTCAGTTATCCCTCGCGAGGGCATGCTTGACGCGGCCTTCATATTGCCGGGGTTCTTCAATGACGTTGAGCGGCCCATATCGGTTCCTCAGGGTGAGTTTTGGCTGGTGCATGCTTCAGGCGCATCGTTCAAACTGACCAATGACGGCACGGTAGATTTTTCAGACGGGAACGGCGCGACAATCACTCTGGACGGTGCCGGGGCGGTCAGCACCGCTGGAACGTGGTCACATGATGGCGACATGTCTGTGAGCGGGGGTATGGCTGTAAAAAGCGGCATGTCTGTGACCGGAGACGTGGGTGTTGCTGGGAATTTGACGGTAGACGGACAAATAACGGGGGGGCCGTTTCTGACTCAGTAGGAAGTATGGCCGCCGATCGGATTGCATTTGGTGAAAATATTAATTCGGTACTTCCGCCGGAGATGGCCTCCGGGAAAGCTGTAGGAAAGTCAGCAAAAACCGGGGGTCTCGTCGTCCTTCCGGATGCAACGACAAACCCATTCGCAGCTTTACCAAATGACGGCAAAGTTTATGTATGGAGGAACGGAGCATGCGAAGAATTGGTTATTGGATAATCGGATTCGCCATTATCGCGACGCTTGCGGATAAATCGCATGCAGCTAGCGTTGTTGGCTCCGCTAAATATAGCGCACAGGAGATACCATGAAAACGATTACCACGAAGATTCTTACCCTGATAGTGGCACTATCACTAATTATTCCATCTCTTTCTTGTGCTGCTGATTGGTCGTGGGACCGGACGGACGTTCTCCGCGAAGTAGCGTCAGACGGAATTACGGTATTAGATTGGGGCCAGACCAGAGACATAAGAAACCACAATGGCCACACAGAGCTTAATCCTATTCTTGGACCTACTCCGTCTAATGCAGCAATTAACAGGTACTTTACCAGTGTAATGATTATCCACCCCATTGTTTCTGCTCTGCTGCCAAAGACAGTTCTTGTCTGGGGGTTCGAGTTGAAGCCGCGCATGTCTTGGCAGTATCTTTACCTGGGCGTTGAGGTCGCAGCTATCAGTTCTAATTTTCATGGTGGCTTGAAGTTGTCTTTTTAATACACTATCGAAATACAGTAGCCACCGAGGAGGGATGATGCCGCTAATTAATATCCAGACATTCGACCAGCTGGTCACCAACCAAGCAACGGCTCAACAGGCTCAATCGTCACAAATACTTGATCAGAGCGAAGGTTCTGTGACATTGGCCGTCAACGAAAGCAACGCTGATATAGCTCAGTGGTTACAGAGCCTCGTTATCCAGCTGATAGCGGTCACAAGGCTGTCAACATCTACCGGTCCGGATGTCGACTCATTCATTGCCGACTTCGGTTGCATTCCCAGACTTCCAGCTATTCCAGCCACAGGAGCTGCAATATTCAGCCGCTTCACTTCGAGCATCCAAGCGCTTATTTATCCCGGTGCGACAGTCCAGAGTGCCGACGGCAGCGAAAACTATATTGTCACTACCGACGCGACTAATTCGGCCTGGAGTCCCGATCTACTGGCTTATGTTGTGCCGATCTCTACAAGCAGCGTAACTGTTCCAATTCAAGCTGTTGTAGCTGGTTCATCCGGTAACATGGCGGTCGGGAGTGTAACTGTAATAACAACAGCCATTCCGGGCGTCGATACGGTGACAAACGCCACGGCAACGACCGGTGGTCAAGACATTGAACCAGATGGAGCGGTAAAGGCTCGCTTCGTTGAATTCATAGCGTCTTTCCAAGAAGGGACTATTGCCGCCGTCAAGTACGCGGTTGTTCAAACTCAGGTGGGGCTTGTTTGTAATATCGTCGAGAATTATAGCTATTCAAATGTCCTTCAGCTTGGTTATTTTTACGTGATTCTGGACGACGGGTCAGGTGCACCATCCACTACACTGATTAATCTGGTGAAAGCAAATATCGAGGCAATCCGGCCCCTGTGCTCATCCTTCGATATCTTTGCCCCAGTCATCATAAATGCCGATGTTGCCATAGCACTGACTTTATCCAGTGGCAACCTTTCAGCAATCGAAGCCTTGGTGCAAGCGGCGATCATAGCATACATCAATTCAACACCGCTGGGTCAACCACTCGCATATACGATGCTTAGCGCTGTAGCTTACGGAGTTTCACCACTAATTACCAACGTAACCGCAATTACGTTAAACGGCGGGATAGCAGACTTGATCGCTACGAATCAGCAGACAATCAAAGCGGGAGCAATCACCATATCATAAGGGGTTTATATGAAAAAGTTCATCGTAATAATCAGCATCTTTATGGCATCGGCACTGGCGTATGCGACTGGCACGAAGATTTCAGCGTTACCGGCGGCAACTTCAATCGGAGGAAGTGACACTACTTTACTGGTACAGGGCGGCGTGAATATGAAAGCCCCGGTATCAATGCTGACGCAGGGGTTACTCGCTTCCGACCTGTTGAATAAGATCAAGACGGTTGACGGCATAGGATCTGGACTTGACGCTGACTTATTTCAAGGTAGACAGGCCAATACATTTCAGAATAGTTCCACGGCCATCAATACCCATAATATCAACGCACAAACTGTGGCGAACTCGTCGCAGTTGAATGGTAATTACTCATCTTTTTATGCACCCATTTTAAGTCCCGCGTTTTCAGGTGTACCCACAGCAGTAACAGCAACACCCGGTACAACAACAAACCAACTAGCAACCACTCAGTTTGTTGCCTCTTCCATTACAGGTGGGAATTCGTTTCTTCCTAATGGATATCAGAAATTTCCAAGTGGCTTAATAATTCAGTGGGGGACATCCACAGTTCCATATAATGGTGGCAATGGGCAGGTGGAAACCCTTAATTTTGCTATACCATTCCCAAGTACGTGTCTGAATGTATCAATAACTTCACATCTTGTTTCTGGAACCAGTTCAATGTGGGAATTAAGTGCAATGACAACCTCAAATGTCTCAGTTGTGTATACATATGATACGGGTGGGGCAGATTCTTCTACTTGGAGCTATGTAGCAATAGGGTACTGATATGAATTTGCCGCCGGTTGACATAGTTTCAATGACATCCAGACTGCAGGCCACTCTCCCTGGGTCATGGTTTCCTGATGATGCCTCTAATCTCCCTACGATGCTGCAAGGGGCGGCGTATGTGGCGAGCCAGACGTATACCAACCTGCTCCAAACGGCATTGTTGGCCCGGCTCAAAACGGCATCAGGCAACTTTCTGGATATAGCGTCCAATGACTTCTTTGGGGTCAATCTCCCAAGAATATACGGTGAAGCAGACTCTTTTTACCTGGCGCGTATCCTGGCGAAGATCGCATTGAAGAAAGTTACCTTAGCTGCTTTAACCACCGCTGTGACCAATATGTTCGCCGGGACTGGCGTCACATTTTCAATTCAGGAATATGCACCAAATGGGGCAAACACCAATGTCCCATTAGGGGCAACGCCGGTCGGGATAAATATAGCGGATAGTGCTTCTCGTTATGGGTCACCATTACAACCGTTTGAGTGTGCCCTCATTTTAGTGGATGATCCAGCCAACGGGAGTGAAAATATCGAATTGGAAGATGGGACAGATTTACAAATGGAGGATGGTAGCACAATTGACCTTGAATTTCTGAGTTCGTCTCTGTATTCGCCCTTGTTGGCTTTGGTGTCGAGTATAAAACCTATCGCTACAACCGTCTGGATCGTAGTAGGGTTGCCACTCACAGACGAAACAAACGGGAATACTCTTACTGATGACAACAACATAGCATTACATCTATCTTCACCATAAGGAGTTTGTATGAAAAAGTTATTGTGTTTATGTCTTCTTTTAATTCCGATCAACAGCTTTGCCCTTTCTGAGACTTTTCAGCAGTATCTATCAACTAGACCTGTAGCATTAGCACCTACAGTCTCTGATTCCCTACTCATTTATCAAGGTGGGGTGGTAAAACAATTACTCACCGCTGCTCCTATTACGATAGAGTCTAATGGAGTTTCATTCTCCAATCCTTCGATTACTACCCTTGAACAAGCCCGTACCTCAATATATGCAGCGAATGCAACCGTCAAAGTGAATAATGCCCTCACCGAGGCGCAGAGCAACATTACCGCACCGTGGCCTGCTGATCGCGCGCTAGAATTTGTCAAGGGCGGTAGTATCGCCAACTCTACGGCGTTTGCGTTTGCAACAGGTACAGTCGTTATTATTCCCGACAACCTATATGTGTTTGCGGGGAGTGGTGCGGTGACAGGACTAAAAGAGTCGATGCCGGAATGGTTCGGAGCTTTTGCTGATGGCTCAATAGGGCATGAGGCGGTTAACAATACAGCAATACAACGCGCGGTTGACTCAATTTCTGTCACGGGCGGAGAAGTGCTTTTCCGTGGCACATATGTAAAAAGTGGGACTGTTGTAGTGAATAAGAGCTTCATCACGCTGCGTGGATTTAATACAGGGGGGAAAAGCCTTGTATATGACTTGAGCGTCGGACAAGGGAGTAAGGTTGTCCAGAGTGACGAAAACATCGCTTTTAAAACAAATGTTCCACTGGGAACACCTTCTTATCCGGGGCACGCTTATTCCGCTATAACATATAAAGACTTCAATATATGGGGGCCATCTGTAAGCGGTGCTGCTGTTGGTATATCCATAAAAGATGATCGGTGGGATTTATTAAGCCCCAATGGCGACGCAACAGATACAGTATTAATCCAGAATATGTCAATTAGTCACATTGGTCTCTGCATTGCTGCATGGAATTGTGATGCACCACGTATAATTGGCAACTGGTTGTGCGAATCTGGAAAAGCTATTGAATTAACAGGCGGATACCACGGTATCATATCTGGCAACATTATTGCCGACAATACTGGATTAGCAAAAGATTCATTTCTATTCGGAGGGATCCATGTATCTCTTGAACTGAGAGCACTAATAACTAATAATACTACTGCAAGGAATATCAGAACAATATTTTTAAATGCAGTTACTGATAGTATTGTTTCCGACAATATTATCAACCAAGACGTTATC